AAACCGCAACTGGTGACTATTCTGGTGCAGCAGGCTCACATGGTTTTGTGGAACTCACATTCCCTAACAACCGTGTAATTGGTATCCACCGTGACATCACAGTGTACCGCCAGTTCAAGCCAAAGACTGACACAATTGAGTACACACAGTACATGAGAGTTGCAAACAACATTGAAAATGCTGATTCATATGTAATCGGTAAGAATGTTAAGTTGCGTTCACTCTAATTTAAATAATTAAAGTAGATATTGGGCGGGGCTAATTCAAGCCCCGCCTTTTATCTATACTGAAGTAAAATTATCCATAGGAAGTCAATTGATTTATATGGTTATAAGTGATAGGATTGATATTATGACTAACAACGAAACAAGCGTAACATCCGAAAAAATTAATAAACCAAAAAAAGCTGCAGCTAAAAAAGCTGTAGCTAAAAAAGTCGCAAAGACTGTTGAATTTGATCCTGACGCAGAGGATGGCGATGGTGATAATAGAGTGCAGGATGGGACTATTCACGAAAGACAGATTGAAATTGATGAATCTGTTGAGGCACATATTCTTGATAATAAAACTGTATTAGTTTTATTTGAAAGCGGAGCTGGTTATTCAACTGGTTCTGGATTTCGCTTTTCTCAAAGAAGAAAAATGGCAGAAGTCCCATTAGAGGAAGCTAAGCAGCTTTTATCTCTTGAAAACTTTAGATTGCCTAATGACGAAGAAAAGGAAATGTATTATAATAATCTGGAGGATTAATAGTGGCAGGCAATCTAACAAACTATCTTGAAAGCAAACTGATTGATCACTTTCTTGGTACAACAACATATACAAAACCATCAGCAGTATATGTAGCTCTTTTTACTGTTACCCCAGGCGAAGCTGCTGGTGGAACAGAAGTAACTGGCGGTTCGTATGCTCGTCAAGCAGCAACTTTTGGTGCTGCATCTTCTGGTTCTACAACAAACAGTACAAATATTGACTTTGCGGGAATGCCTGCTGCTACAACGGTAGCAATTGGCATATTTGATGCCAGTACATCTGGGAACATGTTGCTATACGGTGCTTTAACAACAAATAAAACAACAGATGCAGGTGACACACTAAGAATTGCTACAGGCAGTCTTTCTGTAAGTATTGACTAAGGGGTAACTATGTTAAGAAGAGAATTTAGCGGCTCCGTACTTAGAACAAACTTGAGTAGTTCTATATCCAATACCGCTACCTCTATTAGCGTTACAGATGGCTCAACATATCCAACTGGTGAAAATCATCCTTTTGTTATTGTTATTGATCGTGGTCTTTCAACCGAAGAAAAAGTTTTGATTTCCTCAAGATCAACTAACACATTTACTGTTGACACAAGAGGGTATGATGGCTCCTTGGCTGTAGCACATTCTGGCGGTTCTTTTGTTGATCATGTTTTGGATGCTGCCGTTATCCAAGATATGAATGTTACAACTTACGATAATGAAGTTTTAATGTGGATGGGGGTGTAATATGGCAAATTTAATTCCAAAATCTTTATATTTAGGCAATTCAACTGGCTCAAATGTTTATACCGTTGCTAATACAACAGGTAACTATACAATTATTAAATCAATTAATATTTGCAATACTAGCGATGCAGCTAATGCTACTGCTAGTGTTCATATTTTAGTAGCAGGAGCATCCCCAGCAAATAATAATAAAATTATTAGCAATGCTAATATCATTAAAAATGATGTTTTGTATTACAATACATCAATTGTCGTTCCAGTGAACAGTAATGTCTATGTCTCCTCTAGTAATAGTTCTGTGACATTTAACATTAGTGGAGTAGAATATGCCTAATCTTGTCAATAGTGGTGGAACGGGTGGTTCTGGGGCATCCGCAATTATAACCTGGGATACAACAAAAGAAGAGTTTAAGATTGGGGATAAGTTTTATGGGTTTCAATACTACCCAGCAAATGCAAAATTGATAGTTCAAGAGATCCTTGAGCCAGGTACAATTACAAATGAATATGATACTGGAACCAATGTGGTATCAATTCCAAAACATAGATTAGGGGATACATTTAGTCCAGATAATGAGTACTTTGATCCTACAAATCATAATATATATAAAAACTGGTTAACCAGTCAAGCTGAATTAACATTTTCTTGGTATACTGGTAACGAAAAGAATTTAATAGTGGAGGTCGTATAAATGGCTGCAATAGATCTTGGTAGACTAAGGTTCTACCATCAGGGTACTTACAATAGTGGTACTACATATGAAATGAATGATGTTGTTACATATGGTGGAAAATCCTATGTATATATCAATACAACAAATGCTAGCGGCAACCTCCCAACGAATGCTACATATTGGTCAAAGATGGCAGACGGTCTTGCATCTAGGGGTGCATGGGCAGCAAACACTGCATACTTCCCAGGAGATATTGTTGTAAGCGGTGGAAGTACATATCAGGTACTGCTTGCTCACACATCTGGTAACTTTTTGCATGTTGATATTGCTGCAAGCAAGCTTTCTTCATTTGTCTCTGGTTTTGATTGGAGAGGTGCATGGGCAGGAAGTACTGCATATAAAGTTGATGATATTGTTTTCGTTGATGGTAACGCATATGTTGCTACAGCAGAGTTTACCTCTAACGCTACAACATTTGCTACTGACATAGCAAACTGGGCACTGTTTTCTCAGGGCGGTACTGGAGAAATTCCATCTCAATCTGGTAATGCAAACAAAATTTTGAAAACTGATGGAACAAATGTTTCGTGGACAAATGCACTAAGTATTGTTAGCGCTACTTTATCTGGTGCGTTAACTGCAAATACGGTTGTTAGCAATGTCGTTACATCTAACGCAAATATAGTTGTTGGAACTAATGCACTTGTCGGTGCAAATGCTGGTGCATTTGCAAATACATTGACCAATCCAACAATTGTTGTGCAATCAAACGCAGTAGATTACTCACAGATTGCTTTTAGAAACTTGGGAACAAACGCAAATAGCTCAACAGATATTATTGCTTATGCTGATGCAGGCGATGACGATTCTGGTTGGATTGATATGGGTATCACATCAGCTAACTTTAACGACCCATCATTCACCATTACTGGTGATCACGATGGTTATGTATTCCTAGAAGCCCCAGCAAACACTGCGGGAAATGGAAACCTCGTTCTTGCTACTGGTGGTAATGGAACACAAAATAAGATTATCTTTGCTGCTGGTGGTTTGTCAAGTGATAAAACTCAAATGGTTATTACTCCAAATACATCTGTTGCAATCAATATTGCAACCAACTCAACAAGCGCTACAACTGGTGCATTAACTGTTGCTGGTGGTCTTGGTGTTGGTGGTAATGTTTATATCAACGGTAATACAAATATTCAAGGAACTATCACCGTAGGTGGTGGTGCTTTTGAATCAAACAACCTGACTGTATCAGACCCAATCGTATTTACTGGTAATACCAACACTGGTGATACATTTGACCTCGGTTTTGCTGGTAAGTTTAATGATGGAGCTGTTAAGTACGCAGGTCTTTTGCGAGATGCATCGGATAGCGGAAAATTCAAACTATTTACAGGCTTGACAGCCGCTCCTTCGTCAACAGCAAACTTTGCTGCTGCATCAAGCGCATCATTGGTTCTAGGAACCCTAGAGGCAAGTGGAAATGTTGTAATTACATCCAATGTCGCATCAGCAAACACAACATCTGGCTCACTCATCATAACTGGTGGTGCTGGTATTTCTAACAATATCTTTGTCGGTGGAAACATTTCAGTTGCTGGAACATCTGCACTAACAGGTGATGTAACTATTACTGGAAATGCAACAATCAACGGAAGATTGGTTGTTAACGAGTTGTCAGAAGGTGCTGCTGCAGGAACAATTTCTACAAATGTCCTTACAGTCGCATACACAGACACACTTGTTTCATATGTACCAGCCCCAGCTGCTAACTTTACTGTTAACCTAACTGGTGTCCCAACAACGAATGATCGTGTAACAACATATACCGTTTTCGTAACACAGGGTTCAACTGGATATATCCCAAGCGCTTTCCAAATTGATGGCTCAGCACAAACTATTAAGTGGGCAGGTGGAACAGCACCAACGCCAACATCATCTGCTGGTAAGATTGACATATTCAGCTTCTCGCTCCTTAGAAATGCAAGCAGTGCATGGGTTGTATTTGGGGCAGCAAACTTAAATTACTAAACAGGAGATATAATGCCATTCTTTAGCAGTATTAAATCAAGAGGTCCATTTGGACAAAAGGGTGCAAAAGTAAAACTCACCGCTACTGGTGGTACTGGCACACAAACAATTGGTGCCTACAAATATCATACATTCACATCTAATGGAACACTGACCGTTCTTGGCTCTGGTGAAATTGAAATCCTCGCTGTAGGTGGTGGTGGAGGAGGCGGCTCAACAAATGGCATTGGTGGAGGTGGTGGTGGTGGAGTGATTGCTTATAACACTTACACATGCACAAGTAACTTGTCAATTACCATTGGTAACGGCTCTGGTGCTGGAGGAATTGGTTCTGCTAATGGTGGAAGCACAACGGTAACAGGAACTGGTATTTCAATCACAGCGCTTGGCGGGGGTGGACAGCAAAGAGGTACTGCATCGGGACAGGTTGGTTCTGGTGGTGCTTATGGTGGAATTGGTACATCTCCACAGGGGCAAACCGCTGGTCAGGCAGGAAATGGTGCTGGTTTTAGCAGTGGTGGTGCACCTGCAAATGGTTGGCAAATAGACTCTAACACAGCTCAGATTACTCAGATGTCAGGGATGACATATCTATCATCTGGTGGTTCTATTGGACCAAACCCAAATCATGGCGGTCATTCACCCAACAGTGGTCCTGGCGGTGGTCACAGCTACGGAGGTAGCGCAACATCATACGGGTCGGGTGGTGGAGGAGCAACTAATATGGTTTACCATCTCACTGCTGGTGGAGCTGGAAGAGCTGGGGTGGTTGTTGTGAGGTATCCTATCTAATGTCTTTAAGTTATGCTTATGTTATTGATGGCGTTGTTCAAAACATTGTTGTTGCTGATGCAGTATGGGTTGATGAGCAAGAAGATAAAGAAAACTATATTCAATACTCAGAGCTTAATTATGCATTTATAAATGGTCCATATATTGATGGCTGGTTTTATGAACCAAAACCATACCCGTCATGGTCTTTAAATACAGTTGTTAAACAATGGCAGGCACCAATTGATAAACCTGTTGATTCAAAAAAATGGTGGGATTGGGATGAGGATAGTCAGTCCTGGGTTGAAAACATAAATTTTGTATGGAGTGAGAACGAACAGCATTTTGTGCCTGTAGAAGAATAAATCTTATTAATTATGATAGACTTTTTCGTATGGCAGGAATAAATGTATTTGATCATATTTTTACAATTGATAATGTTTTAACTCCGACTCATTTAAAATTACTTACTGATACTGTAAAAGCAACAAATTTTGAATGGAATTTTTTGCCAAACACGCATACTGATCATACAATTAATCCATTAAATACTTATGGGCTTATTCATAATCTTTATGATTATAAAAATCAATTAAATCCCAGTAAGCATTGGGGTGTTTTTATAACGCCATTGCTAATAATGATTGATAAAGCTGGGTTTGAATTTCACTCTCTGCTTAGGGCAAGAGTAAACTGTACAATGAGTAACGCTTTACCTCATGATGGATATCCACACATAGATGATCTAGAACAGATATCAATGTATAGTGCAATATTTTACATTGAGGACTCAGATGGTCCTACTATTCTTTATAATCACATGAGAGAATCAATCAGTGAAGACCCAAGCTTAGATGCGCACCCAGATGTTGATTTTGTGCCAATAAAATTTATTGACCCAATTAAAAATACTGGTTTTATTTTTAATGGAAATATATACCACAGCGGCATGATACCAGAAAAGCATCAAACAAGAACTTTAATTAATTACAATTTTTTAGGGAGAAAAAAATGAAAAAAATAACAATCGTTGGATCTGGTACTGCTGGTCTTATTGCTGCGCTTTATATTAAAAAAATGTTCCCTGTATATGATATAAAAATTATATCTTCTTCAACGATTGGAATTATTGGCGTTGGTGAAGGCTCAACAGAGCACTGGCGTGAGTTTCAAGCAGTTGTCGGTATAGATAATACAGACATGATAAAAGAGACTGATGCTACACATAAATACGGAATCCGCTTTGTGAACTGGACTAACCACACTCCAGATTATTTTCACAGCATAGCGCCAGGTGGAAGGATTAATAAAGGTAATTTTCTTGGAAGCTACACATATGCGTTAAAAAATAATTTGTTATTG